GGTCAGACGTACACCATTGCAAACGCAGGAACATACCTTCCAGCGTTCCGAGCATCTGGTGGAACCACATCTACAACTGGCTCGTTTAACGCAGGTCAACGACCATTCAGCTACACACCACCCACAGGCTTTGTTGCACTGAACACGCAGAATCTGCCTACGCCTACTATTAGCAATGGTGCGGCTTATATGGCGGCTACAACTTATACAGGTACAGGGGCATCGTTAACCATTGCAAACACTGTTGGTAGTACATCTTTTCAACCTGACTTTGTGTGGGTAAAAGGCAGAAGTGGTGCTACTGACCATGCTTTATATGACTCTGTGCGAGGCGCAACAAAAGATTTGGTAAGTAACAGCACAGCCGCAGAAACAACGCAAGCAACAGGCTTAACTGCTTTTGGTAGCACAGGATTTACTGTTGGTGCATTGGCAAAGATGAACACCAATGCCGCTACTTATGTCGGCTGGCAATGGCAAGCAGGAGGCACTGCTGTATCCAACACTGCTGGCACTATCACTTCATCTGTAAGCGCCAATCCTACTGCTGGTTTTAGCGTGGTGACATTTACTTCTGACGGAACAACTGCTGGCGGGACTGTTGGTCACGGATTAGGTGTTGCACCAAGCATGGTGATTTACAAGGGGCGTAACACTGTTGATAACTGGTTTACTTATCATGTGACTTTAGGTGGTTCAAATGCTGTCTTTTTGAACTTAACGAATGCGTCAACAGCAACTTCTTTATTTAATGCAACAACACCAACATCATCAGTCATTCAGTTTAAGCAATCAAATTGGGGCGCTGGCACTGTTGTCGCTTACTGCTTTGCCGCAGTAGCTGGCTATTCCAAGTTTGGTAGCTACACAGGCAATGGTTCTACTGATGGGCCTTTTGTGTTCACGAACTTCCAGCCAAGATGGGTTATGGTCAAACGAACTGATAGCACATCTGATTGGTACATTTGGGATACGTCAAGAGACACATACAACGTAGAAGCGGCTACATTGCTTGCTGATACTTCTGGAGCAGAAACATCTGCTACGTCTATTGACGGCCTTTCTAATGGCTTTAAATGCCGTTCTGCTACGGTAGTCAACGCTTCTGGTGGTACTTACATTTATGCCGCATTTGCTTCTTCACCATTTCGTAATTCCCTTGCCCGCTAGGAGAACTCATGTTTTTACTCAATAACGTCCCACTCCCTCTCGACACACCATTTGAAATTGATGGCACAAGCTACCCTGCAAACTGGTTGCGTCTGACCTCTATTGAAGAAAAGAATGCTGTTGGCATCACAGAGGTGGAAGACCTTGTTGTTGCGTATGACGACAGGTTTTATTGGGGCGTAGACAATCCTAAAAACTTGGATGGACTGAAAACCTTATGGACAGCACAGGTCAAAGACACTGCAAACAAGTTGTTGGCTCAGACTGACTGGATGATTATTCGCAAGGTTGAGCGTAACGTGGATGTACCTGCTGATACAACAACCTACCGTCAAGCTGTGATTGCTGAATGCACAAGGCTTGTAACAGCTATTACTGGTTCTGCTGACGTACCTGCGTTAATCACTGTTGTCACAACACAGAATTGGCCTGTAAATGGATAACCAGCAGATATTCAACGCTGTAGTCAGCATTGCTGGCTTTCTTGCTGTCTTTGTCTTCAACAACATGACAAGACAGATTCAACGTCTGGAGGACAAGATAAATGAAATACCTAAAGAATATGTGGCAAAAGATGATTACCGCTCTGACATTGCTGAAGTCAAAAATATTCTCAAACAAATCTTCAACAAGCTAGATGACAAAGTGTCTAAAGCTGACTTGAAAAGCTAGACGGAAGGCAGGGTAACTCTATCAATATGGAAGCATTAAGCTACGTAAAGTTCGGGGATAAGGACGGTCTGGGAGAGTTTTTGTTTGAAAACGGTGTGCAGCACCAGTTGTTTTACGAAATCTTGGGTGACCAGGGTATTGCCGTGCAAAAGTACCCGTTAACGGATGCTGAAATTTCTAACCTAGATGATTGGCTGTATGTGCATAACCAAGAGCATCAACGGTTGGCAAGCATCCTGGGGTTGGATAATCCGTTTCAGTTGCTCGACAGTGACTGGAATGTGGAAGAGGACTTTTACGACTGGATTGGTGTACACCAGACCATTCATCAACAGATAGCAGCATCTTTGGGAGTTTGATATGGCAGATGTAATGCAAACAATGAAAAAGCAGAAGGTTGCTGAAGATATGCCTATGCTTGACATACTTAAAAACGATGTTGAACAGTCTGGCGGCAACTTTGATGAAGTGTATGCAAAACTCAAATCAGGCATAGATTCAGGCAAGATGAGGATTATGCGTTCTGGAAACACTCTGCTGATTTATACCATCATGCAACCTGGTGTTGCTGAGTTACATGTTTCCACTATGGATGCACCTGATAAGTTGGTTAATTCAATTACCGATTTGTTTGAAGCCATGAAAAAAGCTGGATTTAAAAAAGGCGTGTCTGTCACTGATAACTCTCAAATTGCACGTGTGTTGAGTGCCGCAAAGATACCTGTAAAGGTTCAGCAAGTACCAGGCACACAAGGTCAAGCTCAGTATCAATTAACCATAGAGGTGAAATAATGGGTGGCGTAGCAAAAGCAGTTGAGAGAGTTGGTACTGCCGTAGGTAAAACAATTGAAAAAATTGTTAAAAATCCTTTGCCAGTCATTGAAACAATTGCGTTAATTTCTGTTGGAGTACCTCCTCCTGTTGCGGCGGCAACTGTTTCTGCCGCTAATGGCGGGGATTTAAAACAAATAGCCACTGCCGCTGTAGCCGCTTATGCTGGTGGAGAAGTTGCACAATCTGCGGGTGCAGAAGCAACAAGTGCGGGAGCGTCTACTGAAACCGCCAAAATAGCCGCATCTGCCGCAGGTTCATCTACATCTACCGTGTTATCAGCATTAGCTTCTGGTCAGCCTTTAGACAAAGCGTTAGAGGCGGGTTTGACTTCAGGCGCACTTGCCGCAGGGACTACAGGCGTAATAGAAGAGACAAAATCGGCATTAACCCCGCCTGAAACAGGTACAGGTATTAAAGCTGTGCCAGGTGCAGGAACTACTCTTGCTGGCGACCAAACGTCTGTCAGTGGTCTTGGCTTGACTGACAAAGTACCTGCCACTATGGATAGTATGGGTGGTGCTTCTGGTTTGATTGTTGACCCTAATGCCACTTTGCCCCCTTCTTTAACAAAGTCTCAATATGCTCCCCCAAGCACAGGCAAAGTAGCGGGTACAGATACAGGCGGTTTACAACCTGCGGCAACTTCTGCTGCTAACAAATTGACACCTTCATCTTTTGACCCGTCTATTACAGGCACAACACCAGAAACGCCTTACAAAGAGCCAACAACGGTTACTGCTGCTCCAGAAGCACCTATTTCAAAGACAACAGAAGCACTTGCTAAACCTGTCATTTCTGGCGCTTTGTCAGAGATTTTTGGGTTGGGCGCTAAAGTACCAGGCGCACCTGCTGTTGGCAGTACTTCACCTGTTCCCACTGGCGGGGCTACAACAGGCACTTCTGTTGGCTTGACAGGAGAGCGTGGAGCGGGTGAAATTGAGTCTAAAGAATCAGGGAAAGCTCGTCAAAACGTGTGGAACGAGGCCTCCTTGCGCCTCAAAGATGCTCTGGGAGTCTAAATGGCAACGCTTAAAAAAATGACCCGTATGGGCGCAGATGTGCGTCAGATTGCTAAATTGCTTCAAGCAAAAGCACCTGAAGGCCACATGCTTGCCTACATTACCCCAGAAGAAGCAGAACTGCTGAAGTCTCAGGGTGGTAGCGGTAAAGAGCATGAGAACACTGGCATTCCGTCTTTTGAAGATGAGAGCATGTCTTTTGAGTCAAACTACCCTACTGGTGAAGTAGTTTCACAACCTGTTGCCACTCCAGCACAACCTGTAGGTGCAGACCTACCAGCAATGACAGCACCTGCTCCAACATACAACGCTGCTGCTCCTGCGGCTTCTGTGGATTACTCTCAGTTTGTGCCGCAGTTTGCTCCTACAGCTGCTCCTACCATTACAGCTCAACCCACAGGTAAAACAACTTACGGGCCTGCTTATGGTGAGATTCCAAGCCTAGACAAGCCTACAGCCGCACCTACAGAGCCTGGCTTTTTAGACAAACTGAAAACTGGTTTGACCAAAGATGAGACTCTTGCCAAACTCGGTATTGGTGGTGTTCAGGCTTTGTTGGGTGGATTGCAGTCCCGTAAAGCCGCTGAACAGGGTCAGGCTGGCAAACAAGAAATGCAAGCCCTTGCCGCACCTTATCAACAGCAGGGTCAGCAACTGGCAACCGCTGCTCAACGTGGCGAATTAACACCTACAGGCCAACAACAACTTCAAGCTGTCCAAGCGCAAGTAGCACAGCAAGCTACTGCCCGTGGCGGTGTCGGCGCTGCTCAAGCCGCTGCTCAGATTGAGTCTTTCCGTAACCAGTTGCTCCAACAACAGTATGACTACGGTTTGAAACTGTCTGGTATTGGTGACCAGATTGCTCTGGGGGCTATCAAAACAGGTATGCAAGCTGACCAGTACGTCAATCAGTTGACCAGCAGCTATTACAACAACATTGCTCGTACCCTGTATGGAGCACCTCCACAGACTCAGCAGCAGCAAACTGTTACAGGAGCAGCGTGATGGCTACCCAGGCTCTTGGTCAAGCGTTAAAAACAAATATGTCTAAATCACCTGCTATGACTGCGGGTGATACATATATGCAATCTGTTGACCCCACTTTGAAAGAACTCAAAAGTGCGGAAGAACAGAAGATGTCTGCTGAAAAAGAGAAAGCCATCTTTACTGGAGAAAGCGAATCCAGACGGCAACAGGCTTTGTCAAAGGCAACAGAAGCAGAAGCTACTGCCATGCGGGAAGACCCTGCCCGTGCTCAGTATGAAGAGAAGATTCAAGAAAAAGCCAAAGCTGAGTTTATTCCTTCACAAGAGAATGCACAGGATATGGCTGCTTTGTTCAGCCTGATGAACGTAATTGGCTTTGCTATTGGTGCTGGCGGTAAGGCACATGCACAGCAAGCCATGTCAGCCATGAACGGAATGCTGGAAGGCCACCAAAAAGGCCGTGATGACCTGTATAAACAACAGCGCAATATCTTTGAAACCAACCAAAAGCAGTTGGACAAGAAGATTGATGACCTGTACAAGTTCATGCAAGAGAACACCAAGTTGTATGCCAAGGATAAGTTGGCTGCTGAACAGAATGCAAATGCCAAGTTTGCAGAGGAAGGTGCTGGATTCTTAAAAGCCTTTTATGAAAAGAATGGCCCTGGCCCTGCACTGGAATACATGAAGCAGTTGGTCAAAGCAAAAGAACATGCCGCTGATTTGACTGACAAAGAAAAGACCCGTGCTGAGAATGAGCGTTTCCGATTGCAACAAGCTGCCATTGCCGCTCAAGCCAGAAAAGATGCTGCCGCTGGTCGCACCACTGCTGGTGAAATGAGGCGTGAAGACAAGATTAGAGAGATGACGCAAGGTGTTCGCAGTATTGAAAACCTGCAAAACCAATTACGTGACCCAGATGTCCGTGCTGGCTTGCAAGCAAAAGCTGCTCCTTTGCTGGAAAAAATTGGTTCACTTGCAAATGCAGAATTTGAGACAGCAGTTAATAACGCTTTAACAGGTACAGACAAAACAACTCTGTTCTTAAAAGACGCATTGTTAGAAACGTATGCGATTGAACGTGCTGCCAAAGGTGGTCAGCGTTTGACTGTTCAAGACATGAAAATGGTCGGTCCTGTGCTTGACCCAACAAATTATTCTGCCGACACCTACAACGCATTGCTGGATTCAAGACGCAAAGTCTTGTACAACAACCTGCAAGATATGAAAGTTACACCTTCACAAATTAAGGAAATGTCTTCTCAAAGACCGTATGAGCCTTATGCTGGTGAACAAGTTCCTACTGTGACAACACAAGAACAGTACAACGCATTGCCACCAGGTGCGTACTATCTTGAAGATGGCAAGCGGTATCAAAAACCAAGGGGTCAATAATGCCTAGCAAGTTTGGCGGTATTCCTGTTGATGAAAAACCAACCACGGGTTCTAAGTTTGGTGGAGTGGCTGTGCAAGAGCCAATAGAAACGCCTGTTGCTGCCGCACCTACATCATTTAAAGCTCCTGATTTGCTGCCTCCTGGGTATTTTGACGAAGCAAAAATTGCAAAGACTCCGCAAGGCGCAATCCAAAAAGGTTTGGCTTTAGGCGGTGAAGAAATTGGCATTGCTGGCAAGCAGTTAATGTCAGGATTTAAATCTACTCCTGAACAAGAAAAGCGCCTTAAAGAAATTGAGCAAGAGGCTTCTAAGCTGCCTTTTTATGGAAGGGCTATGCGCTATGCGCCAGAAGTCGCTGCGGCTGTTCCTGCTGCTTTTGCTGTTCCTGAGATTGCTACCGCTGGTGGTCTTGCCACTGCTTTGGGCCTGGGTGGTTTAAGTTCCACTATTACTCAGCCAGTCAAAAAAGCGTCTGAAGGCGGCAAGTTTTTAAAAGAAAAAGGCAAGCAGTTTGTTACTGGTGCTGAAGAATCTGGTCTTGGCCTTGGATTAGGCACTGCTGTTCAAGCTATTCCAGGTGTATTAAAAACTATTGGCAAATACACCATTGGTACATCTCAACCTGAAATTGATGCGCTTGCACGTGCGGCTGAAAAAGAAGGTTTTGTACTTGAGCCTGGTCAGTTGCGTAAAGACAAGCCTGTTGGTACGCCTGGGTTTATGGAAGCTGCAAAGGCAAAAAACGAAAAAATTGCAACAAAGCTGTCTTCAAAAACTACTGGCAAAGAAACAGAAAACATCACGCCTGAGTTTTTGAGTGGTCGTAAAAAAGAATTGAGCAAAGAGTACGACACCATCTTTGGTCGTAATTTGACGATTGATTCCAAGCTGGTAGGCGAGTTGCAGAAGATGAAGGATTTTGAGATGGCTGTTTCTCCTGCTGGAGTCACGCCTGTTCGCTCAACTGCCAACAACATCATTGACCGTTGGAACACCGAATTAGCCAACGCTCAACAAAAGACCATTGACAATAATCTTAAGCGAATCTTGCAACAACAAGGTCGTGGCGGTGTTGAGCCAATAGTTCGGTTGCGTAAAGACTGGCCTACCATTCGAGACGCTTCTTCTCCAAACGTTCCTGAATGGGCCTCATCTGTCGAGAAAACAATTACTGAGTTGTCTGACAGTTTAGGATTGAAGACAACACCAAAGATGTGGGTAAGTTCTCCACGCCGTGAAGGTTTGTACGGCATGGCTACGGGTGACGGTCACATTGTTATCAATGACACACTGGATGCTAAAGGTGCGCTTGCCACTGCTTTGCATGAGTTTGGTCACCAGGCTGAGTTCCAGCTTTTTGCTTATGCCCCCAAAGAAACACGAACAGAAGTAATCAAGGCTTTTAACCAACAGATGCAGTCTATCCCTGTTGGTGTAAAAACTATTGAGCAACACAGACCAATCACTTCTGAAAAGTATGGTGAATCTCGCAAGCAAATTCCAGACAAAGGTTTTGAAACTGGGTATTTGCGTGACTTTTCAGAATGGTTTGCAGAGCAGACATCTCGCTGGATAACCACTTCAAAGACACCTACAACCGTTGTTGAGAAGTTTTTCAAAGACGTTGCAGACAGTTGGAAGAAGATTTACCAAAAAGTCAGTGGCTATGTGCCTATGGTTGATGAAGTTGATAAATTCTTCAGGTCAAACTGGAAGGGTGATTTGATGCAATCTGTAACTCAAGATGCTTCTGCTATTGCCAAGTCAATTGAACCAGTTGCTGTTATGGGTAAAGATTTAACTGCCGCTATTGATGGCAGAGAGTTGCAACGGCTGCGGGAAAACATGACTCGCATTGCCCGTACTGCAACAGATGGTCGGGATAGGGAAGTGGCTGGTAACTTTGTCAGTGCTATTGATGACGCTATTGGTCGGCAAGATAGAGCATTGCTGGACAGGTTACGTCAAACAAACAGGCAATATGCTGCAACAGCTACTTTGGCTGATGGTATTGAAAAAGGCTTTGTCTCTGGCGGCAAGGTCAGTCTGGAAGGTCTTGGCAAGTATTTGTCAAACAGGGTGTATGGATATGGCAGTGGTACATCACAACATCCATTGTATGAACTTGGCTATATGGGTAAGGCTTTAGGTTTGCGCTCACGTGCCGAGGGCATTAACATTCCTGAAGACAAATTGATTTCAGCCCTAGCTGGAAGGTCAAAACAGTTGTTGGGTGGTATTGCTGGCGCACGTTCACAAACTGCCAGAAACATTCAAAGACAGCTTACAGAAGAAGAAATTCGTAATGCAGGAAAACCATAAGGAGTAATCATGGCAAAGAAAGAATCTACAGTTCAGCGTATGGCCCGTGAGGGTGGTGAGAATGAGGCTCAAGCTGGCAAGGAATACCATCGCCAGATGCAAAAGCAGCAATCCAAACCCACCAAACGTGCTGTTGGACGCAAGCTGTCTAAATGAGCAAGAAGAAGGAAAAGGGCATAAATCCAGCCCTGGAGAAAGCAATCAACGAATTGATGGCGGTGGTCATGGTTGACCCTACTGCCTCCATTACCGACAAGATGAAGGTCATTGACCGTGCTTTGAAGCTGGAAGCCTTGAAGATGAAAGACGCTGACGAGGGTTACGGTGCAGGTTTATTCGGAGACGATGACGAGGATACATGATAATATGGTTATCCCGACATTAGATAGGAATACTCATGGACGCAACCGCAATCATCCGTCTAGCATTGGTGGTCATCTCAGACCGCTTAATTACCATTCTTGCTCTGCTCACCTCCTTTGGTCTGGGTTGCTGGACTATGTGGGGGATGGGATGGGAAAGGGTGACAACTCTTGCAATTTATGTCATATTCAGTTATCTAACGGTGAGAACCAAGGAGAAAAGTAATGCTCAAACACGACCCCAAGATTCCGAGTAATCGCCCTCATCAGCGTGACCACGACCTGAACCAGCAGACTTCAACTGCTGTTCGTCCTCCCATTCCACGGGATGCCACTTCTCACATGACTCGCTGGCAACCAGGCGAGATGCCCAAAGGTGGATACCGCTCTGTGTTTGATTTTTCTAACACACCGTCCTACGACACCAAAAACTCGCCTACAGAAGGTAGCGGCAAGAAGGTTTACTAATCATGGCAAATAACATCGCTTTCACCCCTATGGGTCAGACGTATAAGCTCAACGCTGCTACGACTGTTCAACAAATTACGGTGTACTCTGACAGCCCGTCCAACCAGTACATGTTGGTCAACCATGAAAATGCCAACACTGGCTTGCCTGTGTATGTTCGTATTTCTACCAGTGCCACTGCCAACGTAGGCAAACCTGCTAATGGCGCACCTGCTTACGCTGTAATTGTTCCTCAAGATACCCGCATGGTTATCTCTGGCCCACAAGTGACCAACACTGCCCCTGTGTACGTTACCTTTGTGTCGGAAACTGGCACACCTGAAGCCTACATTGTGGCTGGCGAAGGTCTGTAAATTGACCCTATAAGCATCCTTTTTGCTGCCAATGCGTGTGTAAAGGCAATCAAGGAAGGGTGCGAACTCTACAAACAAGCCAAGACTTCCTTCATGGAAGTCAAGGCTACTGTAGATGAGGCTGTTGGTGTAGCCAAAGAAGTACAAGGGTTTTGGGCAAAGCTGTTTGGTGCAAAGCCAGAAGCTCCAAAACCTGTTGCCAAGAAAAAAGAAAAGTTTGTTGCCGTTGACGAAACCAAGGTCATGGCAGATGTGGTCAAGCAACTGACCGAGTTTTTCCGATTGCAAGAAACTCTGGCTGCTCACATACGAGCAGAGGAAGACAAGTCCCGCAATGTCTACGACCCTGACCAAAACCACATGGAAGCCGCTCTAAACAGAGTGATGGCTCTTGACCAAATGGCTGCACTGGAAGTGACAATCAGAGAAACAATGGTTTACCAGTCCCCTCCAGAAATGGGTGCGTTGTACTCAAAAGTGTTTGAAATGAGAGACACTATAAAAGAAGAGCAGGAGCAAGCAAGATTGGCTCAAGAAGCCAAGGAAAGGTACAGGAAATGGCAACTACGCCAACGAGCAGAAAGGTTAAAGGCACAGGCGGCGTGGCTGGTGGGAACAGTAATCCTTCTTGGATACCTCCACCTTTGGTTTCTGCTTCTCAGCCGAATGAAGGAAGTGAATCAGTCCTTTTGATGGCTGTCATATTTTTGGTTGTTTTGTTTGGCTTAATAGTGCCTGTCATGGCTTTTCTGTATCTTGACATTCTGGCTGTCAAACATGAAACTAAAGCTCAAATTGAAAAGGTAGAAAGACTGCGCCGTGACTTGGAAAGGGATAAGCGTGACAAAAAGCCTGATTCTTTTAACGACAATCCTGTTTTTGACAGGGTGCGAAGACCGCTTTCGTTATCCATGCCAAGACCCCCAGAACTGGGGAAAGCCTGAATGTGAACCACCTGCTTGTGAAGCATCTGGTACATGCACTAAAGACTTGATTCCAAAGGATATTTATGACAAGTTCAAAAAGAACTCCTGAAGACTGGCACGCACTGTCTCAGTTTGTCACCCAAATCAGCTTCAACATTTGTTTGATAGGCGCTGTGTTTGGTGTGCTGTATTGCTTCATCTTTGTCACGCAGCCTATGGTTGGTCAGGCCAAGAATGATGCTGTCTTGTTTGAAATTCTCAAAACCGTGTTGACCAGCATGATTTCCATTATTGGCACGTTGATGGCTGTGGGTCACGGCAGCAATGCCACAGCACTTCCTGCCAAGCCTCCATCACCACCTGTGCCGCAAGTGCCTGTCAAGCCTTTGTCTGCCAACTTGCCACCGACAGAAGTGCCATGAGCCTATTCAATCCTTACGTCCTTTTTGGCTGTTTGCTAGCATTCATCTGTTCTTTTGTTGGAGGTTATGTTAAGGGTGGGCATGACGAGGTGGTCAAGCAAGAACTGGTTATTGCGGAATTAAATGCACAAGCCAGACAAAAGGAACAAGCTCTGACATCAGCGGTAAATGCACAAGCTAATCAACTTGCAAAGGCAAATCAAAATGCAAAACTCATTCAGCAAAAGCGCAATACTGATATTGACACTGGCGCTCTCAAGCTGCGGATTCCTGTCCAAGCCCAGTGCCCCGTATCAACCTCCGACAATCCCACCCCTGCCAGCGGAAATAGCGTTCAAGCAACAGCCGAACTTGACAGAGAGACTGCTAAATCTCTTGTCGCCATCACAGACCAAGGAGATGCCAACACCAGGCAACTCAACGCCTGTATTGACGCCTACAACTCAGCCTACCAAACCTTGAAAGGAACAAAATGAATTTGTCAGAAAACTTTACTTACGAAGAACTTACTCACACTGACCACCGTGAGTTTGACAATACTCCCAATGAAGATGAGATGGCAAACCTAGTTCGCCTTGCCAATTTCTTAGAGCAAGTCAAAGAAGTCTTGGGTGGCAAGCCCATCATGATTAACTCAGCATTTCGTTCTGCCGAGGTCAACAAAGCTGTAGGTTCAACAGACAAGTCTCAACATCGTCATGGTTGTGCTGCTGACATTCGTGTGCCTGGCATGACTCCAGATGAAGTAGTGTCTGCAATCATTAACTCTGGTCTGCCTTATGACCAGTGTATTCGTGAGTTTGACCGCTGGACACATGTTTCTATTCCAAACCATGAAGACATCCAGCCTAGAGCAATGGCTCTCATCATTGACAAGTCAGGAACAAGGAGTTACGCATGAAAACACCGAAAGCAAAACGACATGTCTTCTACAGTGCTAACCAGCGCAGGGCAGCAGGTTTAGCTCCTGCCAAGCGCAAAGCTAGACGTTGACATGAACCTTCTGTAGCTCACACAGCAAGTGTGGGCCGTGGTAGCGCATCTCATTTATGTGAAATGCGCCCTTGAACCCGTACTGTTTTGCCCAGGTCTTCTGGTCATCAAAGTATTCGTAGAACGTATCTGGCGTGATGATGTTCACGTGTGTCGGGTCTTGGAAAGCCGCACTGTGTGGGAAGGCAGGGGTAGAGGACAAGAACTTGCCTCCCACCTTCATCACCCTGAATATCTCTGACATCAGTTCTACAAACGGGTATCTGCGTTGCGGGACATACAACAGCCTGGGAATGTGTTCCAGAAAGTCGTAGGCCGTCACGTAGTCAAAGTGCTCGCTAGCATAGGGGATAGGCTCAATAGCAAGGTCTGCGTCCTCAATATCAAGTCCTACCACCTGTGAAGCACCGTAGGGGTTGCGGATTGTTTCACCGCACCCAAGGTCAAGAGAAATGCTCATGGTGCTGGCACTAAGCCACCTTCAAACAGGTAGCTACCAAAGTGACCCAGAACCACCCAAGGAGCAGCATGAATCTTATATCCATGCCTACGTGCTTCTTGGCAGAAGTAGTAGTCCTCTGACAGCAAGCGTCCCACACCTTCTTCAATAGCACAGGCAAAGAACTCAACAATCTTGTCTTGCTTGATTTCGCCTGACAAGAAAGTAACGTCATTGATGTAGCTGTTCATTTTGGTTGCCAGGTCTTCCAGCACCTCACGCTTGATAAGCATGAACCCTGTACCGCCGTTCCAGATTTCCACAGGCTCATGTGCTGGTACTGTGACTGTGCCTTGGTAGTCCACAAGGTTAACCACAAGGCTACCTGTACGAGTCTTGAGCTTGTCAATCTCTACACCTTCTTTGACAGCTTTGTCCACCTCATGCCAGTTGATTTCCTTCTTAGGATAGATGCCGCAGAGGATGTCTTTGTCTGCTTCAATCATCTTCACCAGGTCGGCAGGATTCCAACGAATGTCTGCGTCAATAAACATCAGGTGGGTAGCGTCCTTCTTCTGGAGAAAGCCATGTGCAAGAGCGTTCCTGCCACGCTGGATGAGGGATTCGTTGAACATGCAAGAGAAGGACATGTCAATGTCGTTAGCTCGCATGACAGCGGTTGTGTTTACCAGTGACTGACAGTAGTAGCCAGTGGTCATCCCACCATACATAGGTGTGGCAATAAAGATATGTGCTTTGCTCATTGTTGTCCTCTGTCTGTTTTCATAATTTCTTGTGCATCTTCAAAGCCAGCTTGGTAGGCAATGTTCCACAGTTGTTGCAGAGACATGTTTACCAGGTTCATGGTGTAGTTAATGCTGTTGTTGGCTTTGGTCAAAGAGTCTTGACTCATTTCAATCTTTTGTGGTGGTTGCATGTCGGTCACGATATATCCTCAATTCTTAAAACGTATCTGTTGGTCTTTGCTGACTTGCGCCAGCCATGTACTTCAATCCTGATTCCAGCATCTCTGACAAGAGCTAACGTGTCGGAGGCCATAATCTTTTTTATGCGGTCACTGACAGCAGAGGCTGTTACCTGCACTGCCAGCACCTCACCTTTGCGAATAGCAAGAAGGTCAGCCCACCCCCACAGGTCTTTTCGTTGTTTAGTGAAGCTGTTCCACTTCTCAACTACTTCAACGTGGTAGCCCAACTCTCGCAGGTGAGCCAGACTACGCTGTGTGGGTGAGGTCTTAGTTGCCATCAAAAAGGAATTTCGCTGTCGTCTTCACCAAACCGACCTGCTGGCCTACGTGTGTAGTTAGAAGGCACTTCCTTGTCCTTCATCTCTTCCTCACGTTTTTTCTTGCTCCAGTTATCTTCTTTCAAAGCAAGCAAGTTGTGCCCTCGGCTGGTTGGCTTTTGCCACGCTGCAATCTTCAACTTCTCACCTGCTTTGTAGTCCATCTCTAGAACAACAAAACCCTTGTAGTCTGGGCCTTTAGGAGACTTACGCATCTCCTCTTCTTCCCAGTACATGACACCTGAACCAGGCATCTCCTTGTGTGCATTTCCTGTCGCCATTTCAATCCTTTCGTATGAGTGTGTACTTGGCAAACTTCTTCCCGCTTTCGTTAACCATCTCCGTAAAGATTCTGTGTCCGTCTTTCCGCAGAGATTCGATATGTGCTGCAAGCCTGAAACAACCATATTCATTCAACGCCTCCATAGGAGTCAGACTACCAACGTCTCGTAGGTGGGTCAAAATATTCATTCGCTGAGTCCCGAATCTGGAGGTTGTTGGGACTTGTCGGGCTTTGGGGAGGCTGTTCCTCCTGCTTGCACGATTGCTCCTTTGAGTTTGACTTTATCCATAGTGCTGAAGTTTTCTGTAACACCTGTGTTGCATTCAGAGAGAGCTGCGAGCTTGCTTGTCTTTTCCTCCAGAGAGAATTTCTGGCTCTGAATAATGCGGGAAACCATGTCGGCATAGCCGTCTATCCAATCTTGTGTTGTTGCAAACCTTTTGTACGGCTTGTCCGAGTTGGGTACGTGAAGAGCGTATGCCCCATCGTCCTCTTGTAGTACATCTTGTAGTACATCTTCCACCCGTTCGACATTGCCCATGTGCTTGACTTGCGGTTCTGCGGCAGGTTGGAAATCTTGTACCTCCTCTGGGGTGTAGACACCCACCACGCAACCTGGGAAAACAGAGCGTATTCCTTCGCTAATGACTCGCGCACGCAGCATCGCTCTTGGGTAGTTCTTCCAGTTATCCTTGTTGGCAATTCCAATTTCTTTCGCTTGGCGTAGAGTCCAACTGAGTTCGAGAGAACCGCCCTGCGGGTGCGAGAATAACCCTGTAACCTTTTCATCTGTGTATTCCTTCCACTGGACTGTGCCGCCTGCTTGTTGGAAACGAGCAAGCATTGCATCTGCTTTCAATGCTGGACGGCCTTGGATGACATGATAATCACGCATAGCCACTGCGGGGTGCATGTTCTCACCCTGGCATAGCAGCATGATGGCTAATGCTTCTTGTGGGTTCTTAAACCCAAACATGCGTGAGCCAGCAGCTACTTCTGCCATTTGTTGCATGTCGTTGAAGGGAACAATATTACTCATTGGGAACATCCTTTCTTTGTTTCATCATGGCATCTGCCACTCTGTAAGATTGCTTTACAAAAGTTTCTAGTGGTGAAGAAACATCAGAAGCTAACAAGCCTTTTAAAGCCTGACCTGCAAACCAATCACGTAAGTCCATCCCTTCCTCTATCGTGGTTTGTCCAGAGGTGGGGTGTTTGTGCATGTAGGGATAGGCTTTCATGTTGTCACCTTCTTGTGTGGTCTGCCTATCTTCTTGCGAGGACTGCCATCCTTGTTTGCCCCGTAAGGATAGGCTTTCATAAGACCATTCAAACGGATTTCGGTGGTATCTAAATCCATCTTTACTCTGAACAAGTTGGCTTCTAAATCAGCAACCCGTCTTTCTAAATTTTTTTTGCTTGTAAAAAACATGTGAACCTCACTTCAGTAAAAAGCGTCTGCTACCAGGTATATCCCTGACAAACTGTTGATAGATGTCAGGCATGGCGGACTGGAATAGTTTGGAGTCAAACCGAGCGCTGGGCTTGGCATTCTTCCAAGTGGCAAGCACCTGACCATCAATGCTGGACAGTGTGGAGGCTTCCCCCATATAGCCAGCTACCAAGGTTTGTAGCTGCTCTTCCTGAGTCTCTAAAGCCTTGATATTTGCTTTGACTTGACTCAGGGCTATACAGGCTTGTTCAACGCTTGCAGAGGCTGTTTTAAGGCTTCCTGTGGCTTCCTGCGGGTACAGGAGTTTTACTTGGTCAAGGTCTTCAGGTGGTAGGGTTGTACCTGCCTGGGCGTGTCCCCATACAACAGCCATCTGTTTGATAAGGTCTTCTTTGTGTGTCTCTGTAATGTGAAACGGGATGAGGACGAACTCTTGACCTCCGAATAGAACGGCGAGATAAACCATATCGACACCGAATACAGCAGCTTCGTGTACAAGTTGAGCAAAGTCTGCTGGAGGGCAGACACCAGACACATCAAACTTATTACGCACACCAGCGTTGTAGTTCTTAGCTTCGACAAGAATTGTTTTATCACCTAGTTTCCCTGCAAAGTCAAAGTGGCTTCGCAGCCAGGTATGTTTAGGGTGGGTCAGAGCATCTTCAATCTTGGTTAGCTCTGTCTTCAGTTGGGCTTGTGCGAGTCTGCCAATCACAGGCTCCATCACATGTCCCATCTGCACAGCTTCTATGTCAGACAAGTCAGGGATTTCCATCTTGCCTTGTTTTGTCAGGATGACTTCGTTAGCACGTCCTTGTGCAACCTTGCGGGAGTCACCAGACCAAATAGCAGAGTTACGGGTTTCAGGGGAAAAGTCACTCATACGATGTTCCCCTTCAAGAGTTCTTCTTCTTCTTGCTCTGTCATTACGTGGTCAGCACGTTGCCAGTTGATAGCTTCCAGGGTGCAGCGTCCTCCACGGGTTCTGTCGGTAGAGCAGTAGGGTAGTTCAGGGATAGAGCGTAGACGGCCTGTAACAGGGCTAGAAGGCCTGTCAAAGCCACATCTGGCGTACTCGTAGTCTTCGGGTAAAGCCTCACTAGCGAGGCAGTATTTGCAGTTGATACACAGTTTCATGGTCACGAACCTTTCAGTTGAATGTTGAGGATTAGATTATAAGCACAGTTAATGATATGTCGTCAAGTACTTCCTTTCTCTGTGTAGAAAAAATGTGTTGTGTCGTTTTCTAAGTTGTCGCAGGGTCATGTCTTACTCCTGTGGTGGTGTGCAAGTGTGAATGTCTTTGTTGCGTTTGCCGCATCGTGGGCAGAAGTTGCATTCTTCTAGCTGTGCATAAGCATCTTTATACAAGCCAAGCCGTTCATTTTCGTTGTGCAAGGCTTGAAGTGCTTTCTCTTTTGACAAGGCTTCTTTTGATCGTCTAATTACTAAATCAGGGTCACAAGCGCCATCAACTTTCCAATCACCAGCTTGAATGGCGGCTTCTACTGCTTCAAGTAATTCTTTCAATGCTTCTTTTGTCATGCTTGTTTTCCTCTGGCTCTGATGGCGGCAGCGCATTCTCGTCTTCCGCTATGTCTAGCCCCTGTGTAACCTTCAATGTATGTGTCATGAATGGTTGAATCACACAACTTTGCACAGGCTTCTCTTTCCTTGGCGGCTACAAGGTTAGCAAAGGCTTCAAGTGCCTCAGAATAAATGCCATCAAGGTGTGGGCGCATTCCAATTAAGTTGCATTCTTGTGCCATCTCAATAATTTCCTCGTATTTCATAGCAATCCCTTTTTTCGTTTCCAATAATTTGTTGTTGACAATGACAAGCTCTTACGACCTTCTTCTGTTTTTGCCCAAGCATTAGCTGACATTTTTGCTATCGATTCAGAAGATTTTTTCTTGCCAGAATTTGCTAATGCTATTTTTTTGCGATGTTCAGGAGATAGTGGTTTACCTTTATGAGCAAGTGATAATGCTGTTTTATGTTTTTCCGTTAGTTTTCTATTACGCCCAAGCTGTGAAGCCGACATTTTTTGTCGTGTTTCATCTGACGGATTGGATACACCTTCTCCGCCATCTGTCATGTTTACAAGTTTGTAACCCATGTCTTTAAAACACCAAATCAAAAATTTTTCGTGGTCAAAGGCTTCTTGTTCAGTCTTCCATCCAGCAAGAATTTGAGAATTTAGCCCGTGCTTATTTACAGTATTAACCCAATGTTTGTTTCTTCCTTGGAGCACAGTTTCTCTGCCTTTTTTTCCTTTTCCAATGTAAAAAATTGTTAAGTCGTCTTTTTTAAAATGAGCATACGTATAAAACTTGATTTCATCTTGTGTCATGACTTTAAGTTCCTGATGTAAATGCAAAGGCTGTCAATAGTGTCCTTTCCAAACCCTTTCATTTCCTCAATGTGCAAGGCAATTTCCTCAATCACTGTGTTTCGGTAAGGGTTAAGCGATTCCACTCGTTTGGCTAATTTATCCACAGAGTTTTCCAATTCGGTCATGTGGTCTTCAATTTGGCGTTTGCGGTTTAGACTAGTTTCCATTCGCGNTCCGATCTGCCTGATTTAGATTGTGTTTTGTTGCCAGTTAACTCAATAAAGCCCATTTTTGCCANNTCTGGCAATCTGCGAGCCACTTGGTTACCGTCAAGCCCTGTTGCCGCCGCAATGCCATCCTTACCCATATTGCCCTGCTTTAACGCTTCCACAATGGCTTTATGGTGTTTGCTTGCCAAGTCTTTAGCCTGGTCAGCCGCCTCAAATGAGGTTATTGGGTCTGTGGCCCTAACCCTTGGAAACCGCAGGTCAGGGAACCAAATTTTGCCAAGTAATCCCATAATCAAAATTCCTGTTTCAATTCTTTATGCCGTTGTTTATGACATGACGCACAAAGCCACATAATTTCCAAAGGCTTGTCGTAATCTTCGTGATGAGCGTGTGATTTTGTTTCTCCACACCTGATGCAGGGAATCCGAAATAGACTGCCATTACGGATGGCTCTAGCAACGGCATTGTGTGCCACGCTTCTTCTACGATCTTCCGCTCTCCAAGCTCGGTTAATTTCCGCTCCAATCTTGATGCGTTCAGGATTTTTTGCTCTCTCCCTGTCATACGCACGGAATTTTTCAATATTCTTATTCCTGTTGGCTGTGACATCATCTTTGTTGCATTGTTTGCATTTGTTGACATGGCCGTCAGCCATTCTGGAGTGCTTATAGAACTCTTCCAATGGCTTAACGGTTTTGCACTTAAAACACTCTTTCTCAAAACGGATCATGCTGTACTCCTGTGCTGTTGGTGGTACAACCATTATAGACCCGTTTTAATTAAAAGGGATGTCTTGATCCATATCGTCAAAACCCCTTGATTGCGGTTTTGCACGTTCTTCTTGTGGGCGTGGGTCGTTGATGTATGCCCAGCCATCCCAACCGCCCTCTTTCATGGGGATGGAATCAATCTTCAGCATTTCGCCATTCTTGGTTTCAATAATTGAGCCAATGCGTTGATAGCGGTTTTTGCTTTGACCGTCTTTGTTGGTGTATGTGCCAACGATGCAAGAGATTTCTTTTTTGATTTTTGACATTTCAGACTTTCAGTTTGTTAAGTTTGTTGATTTTTTCTTCCACTTCCATCAAAAAGAAAATGACTTCTTTCTCTAGCTGTGACACATAGATGGGGTCGTATTCCACCCTTTTGATGAACAGTTGCAACCCCTCATCCATGCGCGGGTCAAAGCTGACAAAATCGCACCATTGGCGACTTGTGCAAGACATTTGCCATTGCATCTGGGTGTTGTATTTTTCTGGCACTTTCTGATCTAACAGGGTTTGAATGTGCGTTGCTGTGTTGGGGCATTTGATCTCGACCAATCCAAACAACCCCACCAAGCCATCAGGCGAAGCGCCAGCGCCCTCAATTGATGGGTGGACTACAAAGCCCACTTCCTCAACCAGAACGTCTTTGGTGGACTCATAAGCGGCTCTGGCAAATGGCTCTTGATCAGTACCCCATTGCATGGCGGCGTTGCTGTATGACTCGGCTGGCTTGCCTGTCATGCGTTCACACACCAGTTGGGCTAAGTAGTTCTCTCGGCTGGCGCTTGGCCCTGATTTGGTTTTGGCGATGATGTCTGCTACTCTTGAGGCCGTTACTCGGCCACATCTGGCATTGTGCCAAGCCTCCGACCGTTGCTCAATATTGCGATAATCTTTTGCATCCATTATTTAATCTCCAATTGTGATTTCTTAGCGTCCTTACGTGCAATGACTTGCTTTTGCCAAACAGCTTCACCATTAGCGGCGGCGTAAGCGGATTTGTAAGTTTTTTGCAATTCTTCCAACGTGGTGGTTTCGTCCATTGCCGCCAGTAAGTCAGCCAATTTGTGCTCGTCAACCGTGGACTTGATTTCAGTCTTGCGGCTGGCGCTGTTGCCATCGTCATCTTCTGGCGCTATTCCACACGCCGCCATCAAGCTGTACCGCCTGGCATACGTCAGGGCAGAACCATAGCCCTGGGGGTCTTGTTTGCTGGCTGGCACGTGCAAAATGCCGCATTCCAGCATTTCGCCTGATTCATGCACAAACATGGTTTCCACCATCACGCCATTGGCGCAGTCGTAGCATTTCTGAATCAAAGCTATGCCAT